ACGCCACCGCATTGATGGCCATACCCACGATATACAAAAAAGCCGCGAGCACCATGGGGAGACAGACAGCCCATAGCTCCCAGTCGATCATGCCGATGATATTAAAAAACGCAGCGACCACGAACAGCACGCACAGAAAAGAAATCATTACGGCAAACACATTGTTCAGTTTGTCGAGCACAGTAACACTCCTTCCGAAAGGCGGGCGGACAACATTCGCTGCCCGCCCGCTCATAATGGCCCAATCAGAAAAGTCTGATTACGGGCGAACTTTCAACAGGCTCATCCGAACCCGTCAGTTCAGTGGGTTCAGACTGCTCCAGCGCGCCAAATCCGACGACGGGAGCAAACTCCTCAACCTTCTCGGCAGGCTTGTCCTCTGCCAGACCGCGAGACACCAGAATGCGGTGGAGGTAGACCTCGCCGCACTCGGGAGAACAGGCGACATCCTGCCAGCGGAAGCTCACGCCGGGGGTGTGGGGAGTCTTACAAGCCTCGTATGTGTTGCCACATACCCGACACGTCATCTTCATAGGAAACTCCCGGAAGATCAGTCGTCGGAGTCGATACCGATGATGGTCTCCTCCCAGAACTTGCCGGCAGAGCCGCAGGAACCGGCCAGAGCAGTCAGCTCGAACGCCTGGACGGTCTGGCTGGTGCCGACCTCGCGGCTGAAGGTGCCGCTGACATCCGCCATGGGAATATGAATCTGGTCGCGATACTGCACAGAGCAGGTATCCTCGGCGATGAAGTCGATGTAGACCTCAGCCTTGGAGGAGAACACGTCGCTGTGGTTGGTGTGGACATAGCCTCCCTGGACGTCACTGTCGTACATGACGGCGATCTCGGTGCCGTCCTCGATATCGCCCTCGTAGAAGGCCAGCTCCTTGGTGTCGGGGTTGTAGGTGAACGCGCCAGCAGCCACAGCGCTGGACTGCGTAAACTTCTTGGAGCTGTCCATGGTGCCGTTCTTGTTCTTCAGAGCGAGAGTGATGATCTCAGCGCCAGTGGTGCCGGAAGCCGCACGGGAGGTGGTGGCTTTGTTGCCCTCCACGGTCAGGGTGTCGACCACATTGATGGTGGCAGTGGAGACCTGCTCGAAGGAGGTGCCGGTCTGCAGGCCAATCAGGCCAGCGGACACAACGCCGGAGTTGCCGGACACGGTCACGGACTTGTTCCGCTTCAGGGTGTTCAGCTTGCGGCCATTGCGGCCGGTGATGTCGGTGGTAGTCTCATCCTGAGAGACGGTGAAGTCCTGGACTTCCTCCAGGACACAGATCAGCTCATGAGACACGGGGTCAAGCAGAGTGATCGTCTCCATGCTGACCGGAGTCAGGTCAGGGGTGAAGTAATTCATAAAGTTGCCTCCTTATGATGTTATTTGTGAGTGAGCCAGTTCAAATCGTCCTTGCTCATATCCTTTGCGCTTACGGTGCCTGCATAGATCCCACGCATCCGGTTGTTGTAGTCGGTCTTTTTAATGACCTGTTTCAGGCTCTCGTTGAATTGATATATGGTCATGCGACTCACATCTTCGAACGAGCAGGAAGTCTGCTCTGCGTTTACATAGGCAACGACCAAGTCCTCCAAATGGGAGTCACCCTGGTCGCCTCTTGCCAGTCTGCGCTTGAGCTTCTTTCTGGCGCGATCAATGATGTACCGGCGCGTTGCATCGTCTAACGGCTTGCTGACTCGACGCTCCAGTCCGTGCATCTTGCGGAACACGCCGCATATGTCCATGTAGAGCAGAATGTCAATGACATTCCCGGTCTTGGGGTCGCGCAGGGCGACTGAGCCATTCGCCGGGTCAACAACAGGCCGAAACGAAGATAGGTCTAAGTTGCCGAAGAGCAAAGAAGTATCCTGCTCCGACAATGTGTGGAACAGGATCAAAAAAAGTTCGTATTCAGAAATCTTGGTATAGTCCAACCCCATGTCGTCAAGCTGCACCATCATGTCATACGGAGTCGAAGTTAGCATGGTCAGACAAGAATAATAGTTGTCGTAATCCTCGATGACCTCGCCCACCGTTGGGATCATGATGGTAATATAGTCATTGACCTTGACCTCATGGTCGAAGAGGAAGTGCTTTTTTATCATGCAAGATCACTTCCTGCTGTGAGGTATCGTTTTACCGATAGTTCCGATACGGTTATAGTCTGTGGCATAGAATGTCAGGGTACGCCCAGCATAATGCTGGGTAGGGGAGAAGCGCTTGCATGAAACCAACTCCAGCTCGCCCATACCATACATTCTGCTGCCATTCAGCGTCTTCGAAATTTCAGAAGACAGCTTATCCACTCGGACCCCGCCCTCCGGCAGCCGGAGGAGGTCTGCATGGGTAAACACCCAAACATAAATGGCGGGGCGGAGGAGAAACTTGTTGACCACTTCTTTGATATCCACTTCGCAGCAGATAATGGTCTGCGCGTGTTCTACCGTATCAGGAACATACTCATACGGGAACACCTGCGTATACATAAAGCTCTCCGGGTCCGCCCCCAATTTGCAATCATCGGACAGAAGACGCACAATTTCTGGGTTGGACAGCAGGTCGCCAATGAGCTGATTCTTATAGTCGAACAGCTCATCCAGCCCCTGCAATTCTTTGATGCTCATAGCCATACCTTCTTTCCCTTGGAGGTCGTTTTGACTGCCTGCGCAGACTCATCAACAGTCGTGCCGCTGACATTGTCCTGCTCCTTCGGGAACCACTTGTAGTAGTCTGCAATATGGAGTTCAAAGTTATCTGTGTCTTCTGTGTTCACTTCCACCAGCACGAATGACATCGCGCCGTGGCCATTGTAGACACCGCCTAGCTTGAACGGCTTGGTGATGCGGTAGGCCAACACGGTGGGAGAGTCATAGTCGTCGATGAGTAAGCGAGTCTTACGATTAAACTTCACAGTCTCACTGTCTCTTGCAATCGTCAGCGAGATGCGGGTATCGCCGAGCACCATGCCGTTGTCGTCGTAGCTGTTTAAGGTCTCGCCGGTCAGGTACTTGGTGCCGTCCTCGACGAGACTCCAACGCTCGACGATCTCACCGTTGTCATTGATCCAACGCAGCAGATAGTTACACTGGAGCATGATCCCGCCAGAGTATATCTCGTGCCGGGGATTCACTTCGCTGATGATCCACTTGTTGTCGGCGAAGTCTACGATTTGCCCGGGAAACAATTCGCCGCCAGGCATCGTATAGATCGACTTCTGATTTAAGTTGTCGCTGTCGATCACAGCCACATTCATGGCCTCTCCGTCAACGAGAACAGACTCATACACAGGGCTGTCCGGCAACTGACCGGCAAACCGGCCTCGCATCTTATTGATGCTTATCTCACGCCTGGAACTGCCATACGACCCGATCCGAGCGTTGTAAGAATCCCAGACACCCATCTCACATCTCCTTCTCGCCAGCCCAGCGCTCCCGCATCTTATTGCAGAGAGAAATGGCCTTGAAGATTTCTCGCTTATACACCTTCTGGCTCTCTTCCTCGTGGTCAATGAGGTACTGTAAAATGGACAGCACAGACAGGAACGACGCATCGTCGTGCATGGCCTCAATCAGCTCAGAGCACCCAACGAGTTCCAACTCCAGACTCTCCATATAGGTATGCAGTGTGGGCTCGTCATTCTCTCTCATCGGGAGGATTTTAAAGAGCATATTCACCATCTGCTGGCAATAATGACCCAGCAGCCTTGCGTCAAAGGACGCGCCATATACTGTGTTCGCTCTCATAGGTGCAGATCCGTCAGGTCGCCGTGCTTGTAGGTATAATCCCGCATCATGGAAATAAACTCAGTCCTGGCTGACAAGTAAGTTTCCTTCACACGGTACAGCAGCTCGGCGGGAGAGTAGGACGTAAAGTCACGAGTGTTGAGCACGTTCTCCAGATTGTCCTGGCGATAGGTGTACGGCTTGAGCCACTGGACGACCATGCCGTCCGAAATGATATCGACGATCTCGTCCAGGTCCTCCGGCTCAATGTCCACGTTGAACTCGCGGATCATGTCATCTGCGGTTGTTGTCAAGTCATATAGGCACATGGACTTAAACTCGGAAATGGCGCGCTTCATATACCGGTCGACCATACCGTTACGCTCGTAGTCTGTCAGCGGGAAGTTATATGCAGTCACCTTGTCAAGGAACGCCTCGGTAAAAATGTCATATGAAACGCTCATTGGATGTACTCCTTACCGCTCGACCAGTGTTCTACCGAGGCTTTCCTCAAGAGCTGAAATCGCTTTGTTTGAGTCGATCTCCCCAGCGGCGATGAGCTCCTTGGCGCGATAGGCCACAGAGTTCTTCTGACCGCGAGAGAGCTTCGACACGATGCTCTTGATTTCTGCGGGAGTCTTGGTGAACAACTCGTCAAACTGGTCAATCGTCAGCGCGAACTTGTAATACTGCTTCATCCCCAGGTAGTCGATCACCTCGGGGTCATCGAACATAAACCAGTTGTTGATAAAGAAAGCCTTGCTCGCGCTTCTTGCGTTGCGAAGTTCCGCGACCTCCATGTCCTGTTCGTCGCCGAATTTATCCCAGATGAAACGCTCGCCTGTCTTCGGGCTCTTATAGACGAGCGTTCCCTGGAACCCGTTACGAACGGTGACATACTGGTTCGGGTCAAACTGCTTCGGCTTGAAAGTCTTTTTCTCCTCAGCGGGAGTCGGCTGTTCCTCGATCACTTGACTGGTGACGACGGAATTGTCAGTTACGACTTCCTCGGCCTTGGCGGCAGAAGCCTTCGCGGCAGTAGTCTTAGATGCCATTGATTAAAATTCCCCTTTCATACATTGCGAAATCTGTGATATATCTCGCCTTTACAGCCATTCAGATTACTGCATCTCGTAGCGGCCGATACCAGCGTTGCCGCCAGCCAGCACGATGCCCATACCGTAAGACTCGGTGTACAGGAACTCCTGGGTCAGATCGGCATTGTCAATCGCGTTGCCATAGACGACCAGAGGATCGCCCTCGCGCACGACCTTGATGGGGCGGTCGTCGCCAGCCACGATGGTCAGCACGTTGTCCGGCATGACGAACTCGGTGGAGTTCAGCTTGTGACGCTGCGGGATGGCCATGACAGGTGTGCCATAGAAGCTGCCGTAGTAGCCCATGGTGTACAGGTCATGCTTGGAATCAATGCCCTGGATGGCGGGAGCCAGATTGCGCAGAGCCTTCTTAGTGCCAATGATGGTAGCGGTCTTGCCGCTGGCAGCAGCCTCAGTGTGAGCGATCACGTCAAGCAGAGCGTCCTCGTCATAAACACCAGCCACAGGGAAGTACACTTCGCCGCCCATATCCTCGGCAGTCGCACCGCTCCACAGAGCGAAAATCTCGTCCAGAAGCTGCTTGGAGAAAGACTCGGACACGCGGTTGATCATGTCGTTGAAGTCGACACGACCGGCCAGCACACGGTTCATTTCCTCATAAATTCTCACGCCACGGGTCGCAGTGCGGATGGTGACCTCGCCACGCCCGCCGATACGCTGACGGCGCAGGCCCTGGGTGCCGCTGGCAACCTCGGACACGGTGAACAGATCGTCGTCCTCAATGACGAACACATTGCGGTCGCCCTCTGCGACGTCGCGGAACTCCACAAAACTATTAAAGAAATCGGAATCCTGCAAGTCTTCGATAACAGTGCGGGACAGAATCTCTTCCACCAGAGTAAACAGACCAGCACACTTGCCGTCGCGGATGGCGCGATAGTCCACCTTGGTGCTGCCATTGTTGGCCTGGATCAGGGCTTCCCGCAGGACGTCCATAGACTGACCAACAGTATATTTCTCAACGCGGCCGTGATGGGCGTCAACGGCCAGCTTTACGATGTCATTCATTTCAGCCATTGTACAAAACCTCCTTCATTAGCCCGCGCTCGCGGTCTTACCGACCTCGATGCAGTAATAGGTGTAGCGGCCACCCACGTCGATCTCCGTGCAGGCGCCGAAGCCAGAGCCAGAAGCATCGAGCTTGCCATTGGTGCCGATGCCGACATTGCCGCCGACCTCGGGAACCTTGCCGTCCACGAAGCCCTCGGCAGTCACAGAGAACAGGTCACGAGCATGGGGCACATAACCACGGACAGCGGTACCAGCCTCGCTGATGAACTCGTCCAGGTTGTGCAGACGCTCGTCGTACATGACCTCGGGAGCAGCCACGATGGCGCACTCGTCCAGGTTGTCACCAGACTGAGCGGCCACAGCCTTATAAACCTCGCGCTGACCATCCTCAAAGCCCTTCAGCTTCACGATGGTGCCGTTCTCGACCTCGGCCACATTGCCCTTGTCGTCATAGAAACGCAGGGAGACCAGGCCAGCACGGTTGTCAGTGCCGTACATGAGATCCGTCCGAATGACGGCGTACTTATCAGCCATTGATAATTCCTCCTAATTAAAAAGATTTAAGCGTTCTTCCCAAACTCAAGAAACGCACCGCCATAGGGCTCGTTTTCATCTACGTCCTTACCAAAGACCCCGGCGGCGGGGATCTTCACGGACTTCGGGTGCTGGGCAGAGAAGGTCATGGTGCTAAAACGGCCACGCAAGGCATAGCACTTCTCCTCCAGTTCCTCCGCAGAATACTGGCCGCAGTCGTTGCGCAGGGCCTCGAACGCCTCATTGCCTTCCAGGTCGGCAAACTGCTCCAGCACAGTCTCACGGACAGCGGCTGCGGCGGCCTGCTCAGCGTTCTCCTTGAAGGTGCGCAGAGCGGTCAGCTCAGACTCCATCGCGGCGGCCCGGGCAGACTCCTGCGCAAACTTTTCTTTCAGCTCATTGCAGTCGCTCTCGAACTTCTGAGAGACAATAGAAAAGACCTCCGCGAATACGGAAGTCTGCTCACCCTCGTCAAAGTTGACGATTGCATATTTCTTTCTTGTCTTGCTCTCAAAGTTGACCACAACATGGTCTCCGTTCATGGAATAAGTGAAACCGTACAGGTTCCAGTCTCCCGAATCGTAGCAGTAGACCTCGCTGGTCTCGGCGTCATAGTCGACGTACCAGTAGCGCTCCATTTCGCCCCAGCAGGTCTCGACCTTCTCCGCACTGAGCTCGGCTACCAGCTCAGACTTAAACTGTTCGGCGAGGGCAAAGTTCTCATTGTCGACGACAGGCTCCGCTGGCTCTTCGCCGGGGTTGCTTGTCAACTCCTCAAACTTTGCGGTCAACTCCTCAATGGAGAACTCGTCCAGCTCAAAGTCAATGCTGTCTTCGGTCAGACCGTACTGAGCCATCAGGGCTCTTTTTTCGTCCAATGCTTTTCCTCCTTCCGAATCAAATCCTTTATTTACAACTCCATCAGAGAGTTGCTCAGTAGAAAACTGCTCTTTTAATTCCGTCATCATCAGAGTAAACTGTTGCTGGAACTCGTTTTGAGAGCACAGCATCAGCGCCGCAGATTCGTAGCACGGCTCAGCCGTGCCAAGCAGACAGAAAGCAGTAAATTCAAACGAGTCGATCACGAGCACACTGTCTTCCATGTGTGCGTTTTTGATCGTGATCTCCATCGACTCGTCTACAATGCCGTCCTCCTTGATCTTGTCGTAAGCCTCCTGCCGCTTCCACAGCAGAGTCTCCACGAACAAATAAGTATGGACGGAACCGTCGTCCTCCTCGACATCCTCATACCAGTATCTCGCACCAGATGGCACGACTCCAACCGGCTGGGTGGTGTTGATCAGCTTCAGACGCCCATCTTTATCTTTTGCGACGTCCATGTCGTGAGCGCCGATTTCGTCCTCGTCCCGGTCATATCTGCATACAATCGGGCAGTTATAGATGGTGTCGATACATGCGTCGAATACCTCTCTGGAGATAGAGCTTCCATTCCGATTTTTGCCGGTATAGCAAACTCGCAAGACGCCCCGGTCAAACGAGGAGTTAACTGACGCCAGTTGGCTGAATTCGGAGGAGAAGGTGAGGCTGACACAATTTAAGTCCACCTATAGATCGCCTCCCAGACAATAAAATAGCCGCCGATAAACGGCGGCGTTACAATGCCAGACTGTGACTGACTGCATATTCGACCAGAGGGATAGAAAACTTCTGGTCCTTTCTGTCCAGGAAAATGTAGAACCCATTGTGGGCATCCTCCTGGATTAGGCTATAGCCACTGTCCAGCATCTTCTCCTTCGATTCCTCGGAGAACACATAGATAAAATTCTCCATATTACGCATCCTCTCTTGTTTGCTCGCCGCTCTCGGTGAGCTCGTCGGCATCCTTTTCAGGTGCGCCGCCCTCGCTGCCCACATCTTCAGAACTCTGCGTAGAAGAACTCTGGAGCGGTTTAAAGCGATCGGTGAGTCCGAGCACATCGCTCTCCAAGAAATTCATACAGTCCACCTCGTCCTGCATCATGCCCTGAGAAGCAGCGTAATAGCTAATCATTGGCATACCATATTGGCACGCTTTGAGATACATGTCGCCCATCTCGTCCCGATTGTAGGGACTGCAATCCAAGAAGGTGACCTTGAAGTTCTTGCCAAAACTCAGGCTGTGGACATAGCGATTGACCATGTCCTCGATCGACTTCACAATGCCGAAGGTAAGAGACTGGTCTGCCTTAATAGAGAGTTGGAGCGCGTTGGCGGACGCCTTTGTGTTGTTAAACAAAAGGCTCGACACACCAGCGGCAGAGAACAGATTCTGCTCGGCTTCCGCAATCGTGTCTGTGTCGCCTGTGTTGCTCTTTTCAAACCCAATCTTCTCAATCGGCATGGGAGTCAGGATCGACCCGATCTCCTCCGGGAGCACGTCGTCCAGGTTGCGCCAGAAATCCTTGGCCATTTCCAAGGGGAATTGCCAGTCGCCGTCGTCCTTGGTTCCCAGCGTCATTACCAAAATGGCATAGTTCTCTAGCTCAGTTTTCGTAAGTTTTAATGATTTGTCCGTTTTGTTTGGATTATGATGCAAATTTCCACGAATATCCTCCAGCGTGTTTCCTGTGTCCTAAGCAGCATAGAGAAATGTTTTTACGACTGATGCATGTAGCCTGTTCAGCAGACTTAGCAGATTCAAACCGTCGAACGAAAGAACCGTCATCTGTGTATGCCTCGACAGGCTTCCATTTTGCCCTTGCCGCTCTTTCGACGGCCTCTGGGCTCTGCTTATATCCTCTTTTACGAGGCTTACCAATTTGGGCTTGACTTATTTTTTCTCTAGTGGATTCTGACAAATGGCGTCCATAATTTGGATGATTCGCCCCTCGCTTTGCCTCAGACATCTTTTTCCTAGATTCGTCCGTATGATGGAAGCCTGCAACGCCCTCTCCACCACGAGTCATGTTGTACCCCAAATTTTCATCTTGCGTTTGAAACTCGTTGATTAAAGCCACTTCAAAATCTTTGGCTTGTTCCTCAGATAAATTTTCGTAGAGAATAATATGCTTGAAAGCGTCCCATCCGTATTTCTTGATGGCCCTACCAAAACGCAAGTATCCACTATACCCATATCCATTGAGCCATCGTTTTTCTGGCTCTTGGGATGTAATGCCTATGTAACGCTTGCCGTTTACAGTGTTTTCGTGCATATATACTGTCCACTTTCTTGTGTCGTCCAGTTAATATCACCGTTCTTGTTTTGTGTTTTACCGTGGATGTTCGTAAAATTTGCATCTTTAGGCCGCTAACCTAATCCGGTACCTGTGTACCCTCCATGCTTTCCATGGAGCGCAGACTATATCTTCACCATGCCGCATTGCTGCGGGTTAGGGTTCCCCATTTCGGCCGCGCTTGCGGCCTACTCCCTGGCGGGATAGTCGTTGAACCTTCTCCTGTTCGGAGCTTGGCTGCTGATTGCCCAATCCACATGATTTTCTGCGTTCACACCTAGGCTTATTTCATCCTTGTGTTGTAGCTCATATGGCTCTTAGGGGTTTCCAGCAATTAAGGGAATCGTTTATGCACAGCGTTTCCAGTGTGCCGACCTATTATTTAAGTCTTCCAAATCATAAATCTCCCGCAAAATGCCCGCGAACGGGGGCAGGGAGTAGTCCAAAATATCATTCGTACACTTAATAGCAAAAGAAGTGGGGGAGTCCAGCTCCTGCCACTTCATATTTGCACGATTATTCTTGTACAGATTGTACTTTGTCGTAAACTCCTGCGGGTAGAACTCCAAATACGCCTGTCGGCTGTCGAAGTAAGAAAAGTTGAACGTGACGTTCAAAACATTATCTTCGATGGTAGAGATGGCGCAATAATCAGAAGGCAGTTGCTGCAAGATGATGCTTGAGTCGGTGACCCACATCGTCCCGTAGTAAGTGTCCTCCCGCAAGCACACCGTCAGAATCTTCTGAAACTGGGTACGCACGTTCATAGAGGTCATCACATTCAGTATCTTGCGGTAGTTACGCCCAATCGTCTTAGGATTGGCGGACGACGTATCGATCTTGTAGGGCGAGACCACATAAGACAGGTCAGACAGACCAACAAAGTATTGAATCAGGCGGCGGAAGTGAGACGACGCCCCGTAAATGTAGGTAATCGCATCGCGTATATTTTTCTCGTACTGGTACGGGTTCTCCAGATAGTCCGCAATGTCGTCCTTGGCGTACTTGGTGAACGTGGGAGAACGGTAGGAGCCGTTCAGATCTCTCGTAATCAGCTTGGTAACGGCAGAGAAACGCTCCGGCATTCGGAACGACGCACCGAACTTCGCCGAGCCAGTCAGGGGAGAGGTGTCATTTACAGGCCGATCTGATCGCTCGCCCTTGTTTGACCGACCTTTCTTTTTACTCAACTGTGAATCACCTCCTGTGTTTTACTTTGGGCGCACGGAAAATGAACATATCGTCCGCGTCGTAGGATTGATTGTGCCTACGGATCAGCTTCGCTTCGAGCTGAGACGCCACATAGTAGTTGTAGCTGAGGGAGGAATATCTATCCTTCCGCATTCCGCTGCGCTCTTTGATTTTGATCTTGTTGCCGGACTCTTCGTGCTGTAGCTTCACCAGTTCGTTGATGAGCAGGGTGGTGTGGATATACGGCATCTGGATATAGAGCTGCTCCTGAGTGGAGAGCTTCTTATATTCCTTAATGTCATCCAGCAGCGTCTCCGCATCGAACTCATTGATAAGCAAGCGGATCTTTCCAGAACGAAAGCCCTCGCGTAGCAAGACGGCGCACTCAGAGTTGACGGCGGCGCTGGCCTTGATCGACCAGATCACCTTGTCGGCCCCCGGTGCGGTGCAGCGCTCCGCCATTGCCTGGTCGTTACAGCAGGATAGGGGAGGGTAGACGTCCCCAGAGTCCGGGTCGACTACCTCGCGGACCAGAGCGTCGTAGACGCCCAAGCCGACACCATTGGTGTCCAGCACAATATAGTCGCAGGCAAACTCATCGTAGAGCCTGCGAATCATCAGAGCCTGGTCTTCGGTGTGAAGCCCTTCCGCGCTGTCACAGTAGACAATGTTGCTGGAATATCGCCCAGACTTGGTGAGCATCATCTGATTGATGAAGATGGCAGATGCGTCGTTGTTGTGCTTCGTGCTCGACATGAGCGCAATATCCGCCGAGAGAATGCGAATCTCCCCATACTGCTTCTGGGGTATCCTAAACTTCGCATTGTCGTGCAATAAAGACACGAGTTTGCTCGGGAGCATGGGGTACTTGATCTTTCTGTTCTTGGCGATGGCGGCATAGTTGAAGAATGTACCGTCAGCGTCACCCCAGAACCTGCTTTCGTACTCCATGGCAAATTTGATTTCGTTGAAATCCGTCTCGCTCATTTCCTCGATGACGGTATCGGGGTCTAATAAGCCCTCAAGAATTGAGAGCTGGTATGGGAGGCCGCACACAAAAGCACTGCGCCGATCATCCAGCATAAATCGGCAGGTGTCAGTACATTTTGTATAAGACCAATTTTCGGAGAAATACTATTGTTTTGATGTTGAATCTCTTCTATTATTGTTTTGGACAGACATTGGTACCCATCTACAGTTTTCCGGGGAGTAGTTTGCGTTCACATCGATTCTGTCTAATGTGCAATCCCCACGTTTGGCGTTGACATCATATCCGTTAGCCAAAGCCCAGTCCCGGAACGCCACATAACTTTGGTTCCACTCAGGGCAGACAGAAATGCCCCTGCCTCCATACAGGTTGTACGAAATATGACGTTCACTCTCGCACCGTTCACGCATACCCTGCCAGACATGATATAGCCGAGTGTGAGATTCACCATGAGTTTTGGCACGCGCAGAAATGTCCTCATTTCTTAGGCACCCGCATGATTGCGTTTTTCCCCCAGTGAGATTTGATAACGCCACTACAGTAGAATTGCCACAATCACATTTGCATTCCCACATTGTCTTGCCACCAGTGCTTCTTTGAGCCTTGGAAATCGCGGTCAAACGCCCAAACCGTTGCCCAGATATATCCTTCGCCTTTCTGAGTGCAGGAGCATCACGCCTAAAACACCCGCAAGATTTTGTGTTGCCAGACCTCAGCCTTCCAGTAGGCACAATAGTGTCGTTGCCACAATCACAATGACAAAGCCAGGTGACAAGAGATTCCTTGCCACAAATAATAGGCGCGCTCTTTTCGGTAACGACCAATCGGCCAAACCGCTGCCCAACCAAATCGAGTTCTTTCGGCATTGACTGTATCTCAGTTCCTTTCATCTTTCTAATTTCAACATCAAAATAATGGGCGCTACCCCTCGCCGTGTTTCCACGGCGCTCAGACTATATCTTCACCCTATTGCTAGGGGCTCTCCGCTACCCGGGCCAAACGCTTGCCCGGGACTTAGTCGTTGAACCTTTCCCTCTTCGGGACTTGGCTGCTGATTGCCCAATCCGCATGATTTTCAAACCGTCGCGCCTAAACTTATTTCATCTTTACGCTGTGGTTCATACGGTTCTCAGGGGTTTCCAGCAATTCAAAGAGGACTTATCGAACGCATTACTGCGAACGCCGCCTATTTCTCTAAGCGGACGACAAATAGAACGTCTTGTTCTTCTCTTTTTCGTACTCCTGCATACGCTCCTTCTTGGTCAGCTCCTTGTATGGAGGCATACGGCGTTGAGTCAGGAACTTACGCAGAATGGTATCAATGACGTCCTTGGCAACCATACGGAACTCGTCCAACAACAGCAGTGTCGCTCGGTTGCCGCGAGCGGTGTCACTGGCCGTGACCACCTTGATGTAACTAGAATTCTTAAAGACCATGATCGCATTGGTGCCGTTGATCTTGGTGCTTTTCCAGTCAATTTCGTTGTACAGTTCCGGGGACCTCTGGACAAGTTCTAGCTGAATCTTCTCCAGGACGTTGATACTCTGGCCTCTTGTGCCGGATGCAATGACCAGTTTGCTCCCGGGGTAGAGGATCGCTCGAATGCACAGGAACACTGCGCTTAGAAACGACTTGCCAATGCCACGGGCGCCGATCATGACGAACGTATTGACCCGGTTCATCATGACCAGCAATATTTTCTGGAAGACATGGAGATCGAGGTGTAAGTATTCGGCGGCAAACTTGTCCGGATTCTCCCGGTAATAGGCCGCCCAGACAGCGATGCCGTACAGCACCCGCTGTTCTCTACTGCTGTTCATCGTCGTCCTCATTCCCGAAGATGTTGTTGAACAGACCTTCGTCATCCTCGTCTTCGTACTCCGGGTGTTCGACCCGCAGACGCTCAATCTCGTCTTCATATAGCTTGCAGTATGAGTTCTTGATTCCGAGCATCTTGCACAGATGCCCCAGAAACCACACCGTAATGTAGTGGACGATACCATTGACGTCCTTGAATTCCGGGTCAGCCTCTGGGATCGGCCTGGAATACTCCCACTTCTCAATGCCCACGCCGAACGGCATATTGTCGAGGTCAGAGTCTCCGTCCGACTTCTTTTGGGCTGGCTTCAAATTCAAGCTTCCAAGCAAGTTATTTAAGGTAGTAACGCTCTTGTCGATGGGATTGCCAGCGGCACGGGCGTGGTTGATGTCGATCTCCAGGTTACAGATTTGCCGCAGCAATGCCTTGGAACCAATATCCAACTCGGTACCCTGCGGGAAGTCAGACATCCAAAAGGCGAACCGGTCTTCCAGTTCCAAATATGTGCTGGCCGGGTAGCCAGGCCCCCAAAACTGAATGACATCCTCCGAGATTTCAATCGTCTCTCCATCGTCATTCGTCACAGTGGTCGCCCCAGACACAGCCCTCTCGGGCCACGCCCACTCGACGCCCAACTCCTCCAGGGTGTCGTCGTAGGTCTTGCCAGCCAGAGCCACACTGTTGATTTTCTTGATGTACTCCAAAATGACCGAGCGTGGTGCATTCGTTTTTTCGGTAGTCGCAAAGACAGCCGGACTCCAATACAGGTTCAAGTTGCGGCATAGCCTTCGAGCTGCGTCATTTGTCTTTGCGCCATCCGACAGATACTGAGAGTAGATCTTGTTCACACAGTTATTGCAGATAGGGAGATATCCGGTGCCGCGATTCATTGCAGAGCGATTGGCCGTAAAATTCCCTTGGCGAGTGCTAAACACCTTTCCGCACCTGGGGCAGACATAGGTGTAGCTCCCCACCTCAAGCGTCGAAGACATCGTCAGACACTTCCTTGTCCTTCTTGCCACTCAGACGGGCAGCGACCTTCAAGTCTCGACCAGGCGTGAAGCGGGGAGCATAGTAGGCGTCGCAGTCATGCTTGACGCCGCCAACAGAATAGGAGCGTGCGGAGCGGAGGTATGGCTCCAGCACGCCGAACCCGTAGAGGGATACGGGGTGCCCGTTGCCAATTTCCTTTAAGATCACCGTGATGGTGGCGTCGATGATCTCCTCAATATCCTTTCGGGTATAGGTAAGCTCTTTGTCTGCGGATTTGATGTAAAAATTGCAGGAGCTGCCAGTCTCATCCGTTACCGTGAGACGCTTTTTGGGGATATGCACGTGTCTTTTCGTGCCATTAAACAAAAGATAATCGCTGACCCTGGCCGCCAAGGTTTCCTTGTTGACCGTGCCTTTCCTTTTCGTCATAAAACTCTCCTTTGATACGGTAGGGGTGTCCTACAAATTAGAAAGACTCCCCTTGCCAGGGGAGTCGATTTCGCCGTCGCTGGTGAAGTACATCCCGATCTGCTCATCTACATCCATGTCGGTGTAGAGCTTGCACATGTCGGAGGAAGACCACCCAACGATCTGCGTTACAATATTGTCCGGGATACCAGCACGGACCATGCTGGTGGTGAAATAGTGCCGGAGGCTGTGCCAATAAAAGTCCTGGTCAGTCATCCGAGAGAATGTCCGCGCCCAACTGTTCAGCGTGGACTCACTGATCTGCTCGTCTGGGTTGTCATCAGCAGGGAAGAGCCACTGGCTGTCGATGCCTTTCTCATTCCGTTCGGCGATCCATGCGTCCAAATAGGGCTGAAACTTTTTGGCGAGCGTGTAGCAGTAGATATACTTACCCAAGCCGAACCCCTTAGTCTTGATGGGCTCGCTGGTCTTATAGAAAGCACCACCCAAAACCAGATTGGATTCGGTGAAGTCGCACGTACGGAACCGGCACAGTTCCGCCTTGCGGCGGCCACTGTACATGGCCAGTGCGAGCACACACGCCTTCTTGACCTCGTGCTCTTCCATCAACTGGTCGAGCAGTGCCTCCAGGTCTTCGTCGGCCCACACTGTTTTCTCATTGACGGACTGGAGCACAGGGTCCTCAATTTTACGGACGATCGAACGATAGTCTTTAAACTCCGGCTCGTCATCCAGCACATTGCAGATGTAATTACTCAGGGACGAGATGGCTGACTTGATGCGCCGAACCCGAGCAGGGGAGTTGCCGTTGTCATTGATCAGCCAATTTTGCAAGCCAACGATCTCCCGTTTGGTCAAGCCGGTGAACTTCTTGTTGCCGAGATGGTCCAGAATATAAGTAAAGACGATCAGCAGGTCGTTGTCATAACCTGCGATCGTCTTCGGACTGCGCTGTACGGATTTCAGATAATCCAAGAAATCCTGTTTTAATTGCAGATTGAACGGATTGATTTGGGCCGTCTTCTCTGCGCTGGTGATACTGTTCTGTTTGATACGTCTGCTCAAACTTCTCCGTTCTCCTTTCTCCTGCATATGCAAAAAGGGCAGGTCCGAAGACCTGCCCTCTGTTGGTACGTATTGAATTGTTTAGGTAATAGCCTGACTGCTGACTTCTACATCCTCGAACTCGTCGTAGTACATGTCCCAGACATGATCGTAAGGTCTGACTTTTTCTGCATCAATGCGAATATCATCCAGACTGAGCTCTCTGTTCCCGTTCTCCTCTGGCCCAAGCCCCTTTCTGGCATTTCGCCAGGACAACTCTCTGTGAGAGAGTTCGCTCAATTTCCAAGAGGCGACAGATCCGTATTCGACGAGAACATTGTTCAGCAGGTAAGCACTATCGAGGCTCACTTCATCTGTCGGTGCCTGAACTCCATCCTTAGTGAAATAGCAGCGCACGTCGGGGAACACAGGCCCATACTCCCCAGCCTGCATTGGCTCCGCAAACAACGGGTTGCCAGTGAGGGCAATCGCTTCTCGCTGGGCGAAGTATAGGAGCTTCTGGATCTTCATCCCGTCGATGATTTCACCAGACATCTTTCGGGACCTATTATAAATGTACTGCGCGACATCTAATACTCGCTCCATCTAAACAGCTCCTTCGTCAGCAACCCCGCAGAAGTTCTTCCGCCGCACGCAGTTCGGCTTGCAATCGTTCATTTTCACTCCGTAGATGCTGGAGTTCTATTTCTGTGATTTCGTAGATACTCATGCCCGCCTTGTATCTGTTTTCCGTCCCATAGCCTTCGCTATTGGTTAGATTATGATGCGGATCAAGCCACACCACATAAAACACGCCATCGATTAAAAAGCCAATTACTCGCCCCTTAGATTTACTGATCCGGAATTGCCAGTATTCACACTGCTCGTCGCTGATAGGTGGCGAGGCGTTGGTGTGCCTCCAATCGATTTGATGCAAGTCGTGCGTGGAAACGGACAGTTCTGAAGAGGTCATATTGCTAACACTTTTCAAACAGTCTAGTAGGTCGATAAACCAGTTTAGCGGAGTGTTCCCAAGGTTGAACAGCGCATTTGTCCTGTCAAAACAGGCAAAAGAAAACGAAAAACTATGCTCCGACACGGCCCTCCCATTAAACGGGAGAGATGTACGCCCGTCTGTGCGAGGCATTTGAACCTTGGGCAATGGAACGGCCTTAGTCGTTTTGCGCTTGTGTGTACTGTTCGGCATAGTATTTCCTCATAGACTCTAAAGAGATAGGGGCATAACATGATTCCCATGGCTTGCAGCCACCTCTGGCTTCTTTCCATGGGTCTTCAGAGTGAGTCAGGCTTTCCAACTGAGCGCCCGTAAACCCGCCGTAGGTTTCATAGACAGCCTCCAGAACTCCTAACTCTTCATCCGAGAATACCGAATCATCGAAGTCTTGCTGCGGAATTTCATTCCAACGATAATCGGCATAAACCGGATACAAGGAGGCAACCACCGGCCCGTGTACCCACGCCTGGATCTCGTCAGCGAACAGGGGAGACCCGTCGTAAAGCGTGCAATACCATGCTTGGGCATAATAGCACAATTTTTGGAGCTTCTTATGGGTCATAGCACTCTGGCTTAAAAACCAGCCTGCAACATCTCGTACGTTTTCCATCTTTGCCCCTCCTTTGCGCTTATTATATGCTACCCTTGCAAAAAAATCAACAGATTATAAGGTAGCGTTCAGATGATAGGTGGCGTCGATGCCGCTCGCCTCGTTCACGATCATGAGGAGCTGCTCCGGGGTAGAGTAAAGCCGTTTCCCGTTGGCGTAGTCGTCCGTGCCACACAGGGACCCGACGATTACGCTAGAGACACCCAGCTCCTCGATCTCCTCTCGGTGATGCTTGTCCCCCAGCAGAACGCACTCCACATCCTTACCGAATTTCTTATTGAATACCGTATGAAACAGGCTGGGAGATTTCGCCACAGAGTCCAGATCGCCGTGACTGGCGCAGATGCCGTGACCGAGTACGTTGAGGTAGATGATCTCTGTGTCGCTCTCGTCCCTCACATCCACGCTGCTGATGTGGGCGAGGCGGTGCTTGAGCCACCAGGGGATGAGACGCTCCATGTTATCCCGGTGTACACTGTCGTTTTTGTTCTGCACCGTGCGGGCGTGGTTGCCATAGGTGGAGTACACCTCAACGCACTCCACATAGCCTGCCAGCTTGGCAATGGTCTGGGCGAGGATCTCACACACCTGCATAAGCTGGTCGCATACCAATTCCTCGGACGCCACTCTCGCACCGTTGTGAATGGCGCCGTGGACAAAGTCACCCAGAAGGACAATATGTAAGGTGTTGCACTCGTGGAGAGTCAGCTTTGAGATTGTCTGCCGAACCACGCTTTGCACCCGCTGGGCGCATACTTCCTTATTGTAGGTGTTCCACACATTGTGGGTGTCGAGGCCGTAGTGCCAGTCGGTCAGAACGAGAACTGCGTCGTTCGGGGAGGCAGTGAAGAACTTCTCCGGATACTTGTCATACGTCAGACCAGTGAACAGGGAACCGACGGTTTCATCAAGGCGGTTGGCGGCCTCCACCAGACGCTCCTCCAGATACTCATACCGACCCTCTACGTTGACCAGCTTGTTGTATTCCCGCCGCTGGTCGAAGAACCGCTGACGCTCTTTTTGCAGCTCGACTCTTTTATCCTCCAATTCGTTGATGAGGCTGGTCGGGGTCGTTTCTTTGACGGCAGACTCGTCCATGAGCTGCAGCGTCTTGCAGCTGCCGTACATCATCCGGCGGGCCACGTCCGAACTGTAGGACTGCCCGTAGACAGCCTCGGCGATCTCAGAGAAGTCGACGTCGGAAAGCGTCTTATCAATGAGCTTGCCATACACCAGGCGTTTGTGATAAGCGAGATCACTCTCTCCGTCCATACGGACCAACACCATCAGCGACGCCCCTTCCGCTTCGGCATCTGAATGCCACGCATACTGTAGAGCTTGCGCATGGCTGCAGGAGCTTCCTCCATATAGTAGCGGCCGCGATGGGACTTCTGCTTCATGGTGCGAACGATGTGGACATTGGGCAGCTCCGCTGCAATAACGTCTTTCTCATCCCGAGTGATTTCGATCAAATATAAAACCTTCTTTTCTATCATGATGAAAGAGATATCCTCTCCCTCTCATATATATAAAAATTATATATGAACCCGGAACCCCTTGGGCCGCAAGGGGTTCCGGGAATTTTGATTTGCACACTTTACTGAAAATTGAAACAATTCTGGAAGAATTGCCCGAGGACAACCGCCGGTTTAATGGGCTCTGCGGTGCGCTCTGGCGCATGTGGCGCAGTATTTCTGACTGTTGGACTTGAGCCGAACCAGACGGCCGCAGTCCTGACAGGTCAACATACGGTAGCCCACAAAGCCCATATACTGATTTCCCAAGTCGCGGAAGTCAGTGACATGGATGCAGTCGGGACTACCTTCTTTGCAGTACAGCACCTGCATATTGAGATTGTCCACTCGCTTGCTGAACTTGATGTACCCCGCGTCCCGGAAGTCGCGAAGCATTCCATTGCGCGTGCGAGGCGGGATAGACAAGTTGGCCATGATGGCTATATCCCGGTCACGGGTATTGACCCAGTTGTCGTTATCAGGATTGCGTGCGTTCCAATACTTGGCCACGCACAGGAGAGAGAACAGCATTTTCTGATTTGCCAAGCCCTTGGCAGACACGATGACGCTCAACTCATCGTCCGTGACATCGACGCCGTCGATCACAACGAGAGGCGTCTGCTCCGCCTCTTTAGCCAGAGCCTCCATCTTTTGCGCGTACCATGGCGGAACACTGTCCTCTTGGGTACAGGATAGGTAGAACTCCTCAATGCGATCCCGCAGTGCCTGACCGCTGAATCCGTCGACCTGCGCGAAATACTTGGCCGTGAGTCCAAGCGCGAACAGCGGGCGAGTGCCCAAGTCCCGGGCGGCGATCACATCTCTTGCGTACTCCGCTTCATTTAAAATGATACTCATTCCTCAGCTCCGATCTGAATTATATGCATGGAGAATCTATCTCCACCATATTCGATTTCGCCATTTGGATCGGCGGCCGGAAATGACAGGATACCTCCATTGTGTTCTAATAGGTTGCCTACGATTGTACTGGCGCAGACGTCCCACACCAGTTGCTTGGTGCCAGTGCGTTGGTAACACACGTCCAGTAAGATATCGCATAGTGCCTTTTCATTAGAGCAGGCAGCGTAGCAGTTCGCTGTGAACTCCTGGACCATGAGCGAGCGCTTAGCCTGGATATCGTCCTTGGACATTCTTGACTGCCTGGCCTCGACAGCGAAGTCTTTACATCGCTTCACGTATTCCCGGGATAGCTTCTGGATCGTGTCGTACTGGCCAGCGCTGTACCAGGCTCCGCTCTTCATAATGGTGTAGTCGAACGCCGCGCCGCCTTTCGGCTTGAGGGAGCGGTGGTCAAACTGAGCCTCGAACCGGCGGCAGATGCGGTTCTGTACACACGGACCTGTACCCACCGGCAGACACTTATTGTAGTAGTGCCGGAAGGATGCCAGGTCGGCGCTCAGAGACGACTCATCAGCCTCCAGCAGCTCCTGAAGGGACATATCATACTCGCGGGCCAGCTTGTCTCTGGCATTTCGGTGGAAGCGGTTGTACTGCTTCATGAGGTCAGGGTAGATGTACCGCATGAAGTAGGGCTTGCGGTCAGCTACTATATTAAGGTAGAGCTCTCGCTGCTCCGGGTCCTCGATCCTGGCGGCCTGGTGTCGGTCGAACCACTCCCTCGGCATCGGCTTGGAGAGGATCCCTTTGGCCTTGTCGATAGCGTCCTGTTGCAGGAGCTGCCCGCATTTGATGCGGTAGGCCAGTGTATCATATTCGCGGCTGCCCGGCTCGAAACGGGACTGGATCTCGAACATAGAGGTGATGCGGTTGGTAATCCTCCCTATGTCATCGCCAAAGGAGTTGATGTTACTCTGAATGATGTCCACTTCCTCGACGACCTTCTTGGCCGCCTTACGCTGGACGCAGGTTAGAGCAGGGAGGGGGACGAGTCTTTCAACCAGAACCGGGTCGTCCGTGAGAAACGCCATGTCTCCGTCTTTATCGGCCCCGTTCATAGCCTGTGCCGCCGTATCCCAGGCGTTAAAGACTGTACAGGTGTTCATATACCGGTACCAATACTGAGCCATCTCAGAGCCTACTATGCGGACGAATCGTATGTTGTTATGGCAGGTCATAGGCGCACGGAAGCAGGCCAGAGCCTCCGCGCCAGAATCCAGCCAATACTTGTTGTAGATCTCACCCGCCTGGAGAAGTCCCGTCACAGGCAGCCCGAACACACTTTGACACAGGGCGTAAGGGTCGCCAGAGATCATAGAATAGTTGCCATGGACATCGACCACGCCGACCTTGGCCTCGTTGATACGGTTGCGGATGAGCTGAGACACCTTGCCCCTGACGAACGGATCGTCCAGCACCCGTGGGTCGGCCATGATGGCCTTGGCGAAGTCATCGGTCGAGCGAGGCACGTTCTCGTCTGTCATACCCTTGCCACGCAGGAAGAGGAGCGTCTTGCGGTAGTCGCCGCCCAATACATCCTCGATCGTCGAGGCGGTACGGGAGATCAGCCGCTCGATGTCGTCATCGCTCAGGTCATAGCTCTGGGTAAACTGGTAGTTCAGCGACCGCTCGTTCTCCAGTTCGCGTGGGCACACCTTAGCCACAGAGAACCGGTAGTGATTGGACAGGCAGTTCTCTATATAGGATTCATAGCTGTCGTAGCTATCCCAGAGCTTCAGCATAGACACCGGCATGATGACCTCGGCCTCTCGGACATCCCGCTCGGTTCCCCAGGCATCCTTGACGATGTAGTTGCCAGCCACTTTTTCACCGAACTCGATGAAGTCAAAGGTGTAAAGCATACCCTTCTCGTAAGAGAAGCGAGTGTTCATTCCGCTGGGCACATAGTTGAGCCGCAATTCCTCGCTCCACCGCTGTGCAGCAGATGGAAGCATGAGACCATAGCCGTCTGATTCAACTAGGTCGACCTGGGAGTCTGGGCGGTACTCCATGGTCGGTTCGCCGCCCAGCTCGTTATCCAGGTAGATAGTGTCGGCAGTGAAGTGGGTCTCGCAGTCGTTCACCACAATGATGCCGCGAGGCATCGAGACGGGAATAGAAGCACTGCAAGACAGCGCCTTGTACGCCTCCAGCTTGGCGGGCACCAGCTCCTTGGTCGGATCACGCCCGTTCTCAATACGCCGTCTCAGCTCTGGCCCGACCTTGTCACTGACGAACACGATGGTAGAGCACTTCACGCCGCCGTTGGTGCCCAGCAGCCGGTGGTAGCTGACGCCGTTGATCTGGAAGCCCTTACAGGCCCGCCAGTAGTCCTTGCGGCGATCGATTATGAGGCACATATAATCCGGCTGAAACTGAATACGATCCAACTCGGCGTAGAGCTGTCGTATCCTACGCCGATTCTGCACAGAGTTCTCTTCTTTGCGAACAGCGCGAATCTCCGCTTTCACTGCCCGGGCTGCCTGCTCCTGGTCAGCGACGCCGTTGAGCTCGTCAATCCACCGTAACACCTGACTGTCGGCAAGAGAGACGATCTCCTCTTTTTGGCGGGCCTCCTCTAAGGGAAGGGTCAGGTTCCACTTCGCTTGCCGCAGCCGAGAACTGTGGAGCTTGAAGATATATTTTTGACTTACTTGCTGTCGTGCCAAGTTAGTTACATTCCTCCAATCCTAACAGCAGCTTTCCCATTCCGATATGTACGCCGTCCAGGCTTCATAGTAGTCGAACCGGGCTGCCTCTACAGCCCGGTCGACCAGCCAGTCGGGAGAGCTCTCATCGAGAGCGAAATAACAGGATGTGGGTATCGTCTCGTACGAGTAGGTTTGTAGTGCGTTTACGACCACGGACAAACCTCCAAGCCAGCCGATACCGTGTCCACCCAGTCGAGGAACAAGGTGCGCATCCGTTTTGACGGAATGTAGAGCCAGATCTCCTCGCCGTTGCGAATCGCCATACGCCACACCCACTGAACCATGGTGCTGAGGGCATACAAGTCTTGGTCGACCTCAACGCCGCGGTCGTGATACATCCTAAGTTGCCCCGTGTTCATGAACACGTTAACGCAATAGGCACCATTGTGTATGTTGCCATAGGCGTTGGTGGCACGCTTGTTGAACGGAACGAACTTGGAAGAATAACCAGCCCCCTCCAGTTTGCTTGTGCTTGCCTTATAGGTTGTCCACATCAGGTCATGTGCCTTGGCCTTGCGGATATTGTGGAAAAAGTTGTAGATGTTGTTTTTCAAGGGCTTCAGCTCTTTTTTCGTCTTCCGTTTCAGCCAGCTCCCAGAAAGACTGTACGGGCGATCACCGACGCGGTTCAGGTTCGGCTTGTCATACACGTGAACCTTGTCGTAGAGAGAATAGACGTACTCTGGGACATAGGTTCCGTTTTTGTCAAACCGGTACGTACCATCCTCGTCACGGCTGATTCGAACACGCTCATAGGGAATATCGTTCATATGCAGGAAGTGATGCAGGTGCTGTCCGCCGAATAGATACGTCAGGATGTACACGTCCTTGAAGGCCGTAAGCAGCTCAGCGGGGAATTGCCAAAAGTACAAAGAGCGCTTTTCTTTCGTGTGTCTCTTCTCATCGGCCTCCTCCACGCAACAGACCAAATCCCGGTTCTCGAGCAGGTGAACTGTGTCGACAAATTTCTTGCCACGGTACGAACCATCCACCATGCGGAGCACATCAGGTCTGGTCTCCTGTAGATGCCCCGCCTTCACCATCAGCTCAATATCTCCTGCGTCCTCACCTACAGGCTCCAAAACGTCAACATCCTCGTCGATGATGAGGGTATACTCGTTCTCACGAATCAGATCGACCAGCTCGGGAGGATAACGGCGAAATGCCTGGTGTGTTGTCGCGATGTTCTTCCGGTCACGAACCATATCGACGGTGTACAGCACCTTGGACCAAGAGTGCTGGATGTCCTTATCCGGTTCATAAATATCAACATTGTCACAAGCAGCGACGATGCGCTTGTCTTCGTCAACGTAGGGCGTGACATAGATGAACAGCTGGTCCGGGTGTTCGTTCATATAGGTGATGGCAGCAGAGCTTTTGCCACTGCCCATGATCGCATCGCAGACTCTTACCATGCGATCACATCCCCAGTGTCCCTGTTAATATAGTAGCCGATTCGATCGTCGTCCTCGTCGACGGGGATCTCGACTTTTTCATAGCCAATACGAGCCAAGGCTCGCTCAGAAGAGCCACATGACTCGGCCAGGGTGACATCATCGACAGAGATGTAGTCAAAGAAGCCGCTCTCTGCTCCGGCGTACTTCTCGGTCCGTGTCCACACCTTGTAGCAGACAGGATCGTCGTGGCTGTTGCGGATAATGCCAACGACAACCCCCGCCATAAAGTGATCGTGGTGGTGGCCTTCGATTTCATCTCCGATGGAGACGGAGTATTCCTCACCGTACCCCCAATCGTCGAAGTCGTACTCGTCTTCCCAGTGCGGATCATCCTCGCCGGACAGGTACCAGCCCTTCTCGGCGCCCTGCATGATCCAGTTCATTTTTTTCATTGACATACTTCCTTCCGTATTTCGTGCTTTTGTAGCTGATTAACTAGTGGCGGTTGCTAAAATTTTCCCGAAAGCCTTGCGGCCCAAGGCGTTGAGGCTTGAATCCTTTACGGAGTTACAGATTCTAATGCTACCGCGAAAAAGTGTCCTTACGGCAGTTGAGCTCACTCCCAAGGTGACCGTTCGCTCAACCTTTGCCTCTTTGCGGAATCTTACGTTCGTGACCTCACGACGATTCCGTTACCACTGCTCCGCGCCGCTTTGCCTCTCTCGAAAAGCCCGGCTCGCTCGTTCGCTGCGCTCACTCCCTCGCCGGGCGTCCTACTCCTTTTCCCCCTTTAAGGGGGGGAAGGTGTTCCCGTGTCGTTTTTAAGGACACCCCGCGAGAAAAGAACTTGCACTCGACTGCGTCGAGCACAATCCTTGTTGTGCTCCATGGCAGCTTTGAGCCCCATTTTCTTTGCCTCTTTGGGTTCTACCACCTGGGTCCCTTTTAAGGGGACCCGTTTGTTGTCGGCCTTGCCATTGTGGTGTCGGCCTTGCCTTGCTGCATACATAACAACCTTGTTCACTCATTCTCTCTCTAAAGGAGTGGAGAAAGTCGGAGTGGGGTGAGGGGGGTCCCGCGTTAGCGGGGGGAGAGCGGGCGAGGTGACTTTCTCTTCAAGCCGCCCGTGGGGCGGCGCTCTTTGGCTCGCCCCTCTCCCTTAACACCCAGAACACAAAATTTCACATTCTCATCTTGCATCACCCTTCCTAGTCTTGCCAAAGGAATCCCTATAAGGATTCCGTCAACAGCAGGTCACAACATCTTCAACGAACTGCTTGCAAACCCAGTAACTGCGGGTCTTGCTGCCTAGATTGAGCTCACGGTACGCTTCAGCAATCTCGTCGTTGGTAATGCCAATGTACGTGAGCGTCTGCATGGTGGAGGAGTGCCCCAGGATCTTCTGCAGGAGCAGCAGCTTCCGGGGATCGTTGTCACTCATCAGCATCTGGTGCAGGGCAAAGGTCTTGCGGAGGCTGTGTGTGCTTACCTTATAAGGAAGCTGCAGGTCCCGAGCGATACCTTTTAATATACGGTCAGCAGAATTGCGGTGGATGGGAACGTTCCGATTGGAACCGTTACCAGACTCGCTGCGGAAGAGGTAGTCACTGAGAGACACATTGGAGGTGTGCTCAAGGTAGAGGGTGACTGCCTCGATGACGGCCTCGTTGATCGTGATGTGCCGGTTCTGCTTGTGTCGCCGTGTGTTCTCGGTCTTCATCTCCAGAATGGAGAAGCTCTCCTTAAACTGTGAGTTCTCGGTGATGAGGTCACAGAACCGGAGACGGAGCAGGTCACTGATCCGGAGGCCGAAGTTGATGCCGAGAACGAACATCATGTTGTCTCTCCATCTGCCTTGGCCCGTCAGGTAGTCTACAATGCGTTCGATGTCAGACAGTTTCTTGATTGGCTCGGCTGCTCGCTCCTCGGCCAGGTGCGGTTCGTATTCCTCCTTGGCCGGAGCGATCAGTCCAGCGGCAAGCTGCCGTCCGGTGCTGGCCCCCTTGCCTGCGTTGATCTGCTTGGCTGCTGCTTCGAAGTTGATTACGCCACTCATAGCAAAAGACCCCCTAGTGAGTTTTGTAAACTGATTGTGTAAATCTTTCCTGAAAAGATTCGGGAGGTGTCCCTCCCAGTGTTCCTTTTCTACTCTAGACATATTATACAACGAATATGAGCGTATGTCAACATAAATTTACGAGATTTTACAAAATCCTGGAAGAAAGCGAAACAAAGATAACTGCGGTGATTCCAGCATCTTCTTGTGATCAGCCGAAACATTTACCTCAAACAAACGCGGACGCCTTCGACATTCTTGGGTTCTGAAAACTTGATTGCATCCCAATTCTAACAAAATTAACCAGCTAAAATTAGTACCCTAATTTTCAATATTTGTGCAAATAGGAAACACTTATTCTTTGCAAAACAGCGATGTCAAAAGGGAGGTCGAGATTTTAGGGGAGGTGAGGTGTGGAAGGAAAACTGACTACCCTCGTGGCTGCCCTGGCAAGGGCTGAGAATATGGAAACCACCGCCCTCTATGGTGCAATGGGCCAAAAGGCAACATAGAATATACGTACTAGTCAAAATGACGATAAAACAGGGCGGATACACGATACATGACCGGATACCCTTGCAATCAATTTACCCCATATGTCAAATAATTACGGATTGTCAAAATTGACGTTTGGGACGTATAATTAGTGTGAATAGGGAAGTGCAACAGACCGTTTCAAAATGAAACAATATGTCAACCCTATATCTCACACGAAAGAAGGAAATAAAATGAGTAGCACAGCA